GCACACCTTGATATCCACCTTGCGCCACTCCTTGTACCCCTCCAACAATACCTTTGGCAAGATTTGTTGCGCCACTTCCTGCCGCATAGGCCAAACCACCCGCACCAAGCAATGCGGTCTCACCTAACATTGCGGCACTACCAATCACATTGTTTGCTGTACCGAATACACCTTGTTCCAAACCTACTACCGTATCACTTATGCCATATCCTTTGGAATTTACTACTGGGCTATTCGTTACTTTGGAATTCGCTGCTGGGCTATTCGTTACCTGGCTATTCGCCACTGGGGTTCCCTTATTTATGTTAGAATTTGTCGCGGCTGAGTTACTATAACCTCCTGAATATGCACTAGGTGTACTACCAAGAAGATCGGATAAGGAATATTGTTTGTTTTGACTGTTATTACCACAAGAATTACATGTACCCCCACCGGATGGACAGGCTGGACAAGCGGGGCATATTGGAGGAATAAATTGTGTCTTCAACAAATAATCGTCCATATTTTCGCCTTTGTGTAAAGGAGCCGCACCATGACTAGCAGAAGATGCCGCACCATGACCATAACTACTGGGCGAAGATGCCGCACCATGACCATAGCTACTGGGCGAAGTTCCCGCAGCGGCGCCTTGCGTAAGTTTTAATGTTACCGTCTTCAATTTCGATGTATCTCTGGGAATCGACGTCTCTGTAATACCATCTTTTATGACTGATCCATCTTGCAAGAAACGGGTTGTTCCAAATACTTTGAAGGTTTGTCCATCCGCATTTTTTTTGACAACTGTAACCATGGTCTTGCTTACACCCGGAACCACAACAATCATATTTTGTCCAATCAAATCATACGTAATCCAAGGTGTGCTAAATGCGGTAGACGAAACCGTCTTCGTCTTTGGGAACACGTCTGCCATCTTACCTTCATCGTTATATATTATATTTGTACCACTGGCATTTTTGGTTACTAAACATCCTGACACTGGTTCAAAAAACAAATTTGAAGTAAGTTGATACAACGCTTTACCAGACGTTATATCTTTCATATAAGTTCCATTGTTTGTATCTTTGTCGTCTGTTCCCACATTGAGACTGTTGTTTAATACCGCGTTGAAATTGGTTTGTACGGGTTTTGTTCCATGATTTAACAAATATCCCACCACATTCGATTTTGTTTGTAAATCAATAACGTGAATATATGTATCTAAACCCCAAGCAACATATAATACTTGTAGATTGGTCGCTTTTTTCGAATTTGCCGTAACACACACTGATTTATAACCATTCATCATCGTAGCGGGTTGAGTTGGGATGGGGGAAACGGGTTTATTGTCAATTATATTGGTTGTCACGTAAGGATATGATTTCAAATCACCCGCGCGATTGATCACATCCAATTTTTCAATGATTGGCTCATTAACCGCGCCTTCAACGTGTTCTTTGCCTTCAATAACCAAAAGTGCCCCATTCTTGGTATCGAAGTAGACATTGTCGTGAATTTTCAAGTTTTCTTTGTTAGGATATCCCGGAATCACATATATTGTGTTTTCTGGTTTTTCATAATTGAAATTGATAAATGATTCACCCATTGGCTTGTTTTTCATAAATAACATTGAAATAATCAGAACCGCCAAAATAAACAAAAAATACCAAAATGGAGTTATTTTCATGTTTATTGTTTTCAGAATATATAATGTATATTACGAAAATATTTATAGGGAACCAAGGTTCTTAGTGGGACATTGGTCCCCGCATTCTTCTAAATTTTTCCAAACTTCTCCGCAAGCAAGCTTACTCCGAAATTAGGAGATTTTTCTTCGCTACGGAAAAATCCTCCATCCTAATTTACCAGACTCGCTTTCTATTATTTTTCCATTTGGGACAATCTCATACCCATTATTTTGAATAAAATACATCATTTTGTCGAATTTTTCCTTGTTAAACGGCTTGGTAAATACATAATTGGCACCCGCTTCCATAAATTCATCGCGGTCCGCATCAAGTCCATTCCCGGTAATGCCAAATATCAATCCTTTGTACCCTATACCCCTCAAAATTTTACTCAAGAGAACACCCGTCATATTGGGCATAATATTGTCCAACAATATAAGATTCACTACATGAATTCTAGTATGTAGCTTTGTAACAGCATCCAACCCATCTTCAGCTTCATATAATTTCATGTTTTCACAATTTTGTTCAAACAACCGTTTCATGAGTTTCCTAGATAATTCGCTGTCATCCACAATAAACACCTTGATTTTAATGTCAATTTCTGTTTGACGAATTTCATCACACTTTAATCGTTGAGAATCTAATATTTTCTCACCATTTTCAGCTTTAAAATTAACTTTTTTTTTGTGTTGATCGGATGGTTCTGAGTTATCCAAAATCAAATGACGAGAACTTTCTGTAAAATGTAACATATTATATTTTTGCGCATCGTTTTCTTGTAATAACATCGCGCTATTTGTTTTTTTATTCACAAAAGTATCCAATATTTTTTTTCCCGTTGAATTAATCGAATCTGCTTTTCGCGAAATAGGCGGTTTTTTTTCACTTAATATACTATCCGAACCAGACGCGCATACCTCCAATTCTAATTCAATCTTAAACAAATTACCCGTTATTTCTACTGACGTAAATCTCTGAATATCGTTTCCACTTCTTCCACTGTAATTTTCGTGAACAATGGTGCCTCCATGTTGCTCAATTATTTTTTTACAAATATACAGACCCAGTCCTGTTCCACGATCACTATCTGACGTAACATATTTTTGAAATAATCTCGCTTTTATTTCAGGGGCTATCCAAGTATTTTCATCCATTACACTAATGGTAATTGGTTGTTTCTTGTTAACAATCGGTTTTGATTCGAGTTTAATCATAATTTTGGAATTATTTTTGGAGAATTTTACCGCATTCGACAACAAATTCACTAATACATGTTGTATATGTTTATGATCTCCTATCACCCACTCATGTAAAGGTTTGATATTGTATTGTATTTCGATTTTTTTATCGATGATATTAAACATCAAAATATATTGTACTTTTTTTATTAATCCAACAATATGAAATGGTTCATATTTTAACACGATCAAATCCGATGTATTTTGTAGGTTTTGTAAATTTAAAAACCCGTCCAAGGATTCGCTCATAAACAAACAGGAATCTTTGATAATTTTTAAAGTTTCATAGTCTTGTGATTTTTTGTCAGTGGAACCCAATAACACATCTACGGCCATGGATATATTGTTCAAGGGCCCTCTGAAATCGTGAAATAAACACCTTATATATGTAGTAATATCGTTTGAAATATCTACAGATGATTGGTCGTTTTCCATTGGAGCAATATGTTTCCGTCGAATCAAACTACAAAATTTGGTTATTAAATTCATGATATGCTTTTTGGATAAATAATATTATATATGTTTATATTTATTTATATTCAATTTTGTGGGGGATTATGGGAATATCTGTTTTTTGTAAAAATAGGTTCTCCAAATCCGATTTCGTAATCTCCATGAATTTGGTGGTACGATCCATCGTAGAATATCCGATTCGAAACAATTCGGATTCTTTCATGTAAATAAACCCCAGTGTGTATTCCACCTTTTCTCCCTCAAATGTGAAGAATCGGGAGAACCTGCGTAATTGATAGGTTCTGGCATCGAGCGCCACTACTACATGATAATAATACCTGCGATCCTCGTAAGACACTAAATGACAAATAAACCATATTTCGTCACCGATGTTGATACCGTGTGTTGATCCACGGAAAAATTGGAAACAGGGGGGTGTCGGAATGGTGTGGGTGTCGGTGAATGTACCCGTAATTGGGTCTATATCACCGATGATGAGTGGATACCATTTATATACGCATTGTAGGGAACCTTGGTCTCCCGCAAATAATACCCAGTTTTTCTCAATCGCTTGTTGATCGGGCCGGTTCAGTAGTACCGATGAAACCGTACTACCCGGGTCTTTGTCGGAAACGTTGAGTTCTCCGAATTCTATCACAAATGTACTGTAACCTAATCCGCGGTTGGCCGTATACAGTATTTTGTCCTGATACGAAAAAAGCCGGACGTCTTCGAGACCCACATACATGTTGTCAAATACTGTGTCGTGCTGGAAACGGTATGTTTCTGAAATACCTGGTTCTCGCTCCGTACGGATAAGATTGATGGTCTCTACCTTGTCGCGCTGAACGTACCCTCCCGCATCGTCAATGTAATAATTCACATGTCTCACATTGACAATAGGCGCGCCTTTGTGGAGAACCATGGATGGAGTACTCGAATTAAATGTGGAATCCAATGACATGTCGATGGCGTCATCGAGAACATCCAATAATTCCTTACCACCGATATTGAGGAGTTTGGGCGCATAAAACTTGTAATTGCTGAGAATATTACGAGCCAGCCATTCGTCCAGCCCAGGATGACACATGACTTGAACACACATTTTTGGGAGGTCATACCGGTCCAAATTACAATAATATCCGATAACGGTCAGTTCATAGTCCAATTTGAAATCATACACGTCGCGTTCCATAAAGAGGAAATCTTTTGGCGGAATACGCTCTCTAATTGTGTCTGCCATCCTGAAAAATTGGTACGCCAACTGGTTTTTGCCTTGTTCACGGTACAATTGAGTTATTTTGAATAGGTTCTCCACACGATCCGGGAAAACCTGATAGGCTTCGAGCCAAGCGTGAATCGCCATGTCAGGATTTCCAATATTCTTGTAACAATCTCCCATACTGTACCAGCTGTGCCAAATTTCCTCGATCCACCCGCCGATTTTGATGCGTTTTTTGTATAATTCAATGGCTTCTTGGGTTCTCCCCCCGTCACGCAAACTGTTGGCCAGATAAAAGGTATAACGATCATTGTTGGGTTCTTTTTTGAGTGCGTCGGTCAATAATTTTACATCACGTTCAAATTTGTCATCTTTGCTCCCGCCGTCCCCCACATCCACAATGAAAAGATCGTCGCGTTCGAAATGACCATATGTGGTTCCTTCGGGAACCTTGACATATTCGTGTGTAACTCCCCAATAGGTCATTCCGCTGCGGTGTTTCACAAATCGAACATTTTTGTAATAGAATTTGTCGGATCCTTGGAACACATGATGTGCGGCGTGATCCCATAATTTTTGTTTTACGGTTGATGACCATATTTCTCGGTTCTCAATAATTGTGAGCGTTCCCTCGGAATCCTTACACCGCTTTTCGATAAGGGGATGTTGGAGAACCATGTCCGCGTCCATCAACAATATATAATCAATGTTCTCCATTTTATCACATTCGCGAAGGGCAAATGTGCGATTGTACCCGAAATCACGAAAAGGTTCCCGTACGATTTTTCCAGGGATATTGTGTTCTTTAAAAAACGTCTCGATTATGTGGATTGTTTCGTCCGTGCTGCCTGTATCACAAATACAATAACAATCAATTATGGGGAGAACCGATGTCAAAAGCCGGTGAATGATTTTCGATTCGTTTTTCACAATCATGTTTAGACATATCCTTGGTACCTTCATATTTTGTGGTGTTTTCTATCATAAATCTTTTGTAATCTTTATATTTTTTATATGATTACATTATAAAAGTATATTTTTCAAAAATATGGCATTTACACGATTTCATGACGACCCAGTAAGAATACAAAAACAATTACAAGAATCTACGGGGGTTGGGCGTTACCGATTGGAGATGCCCGGTCCCGGTTGTGCCGTGCCGTTTTTTGAAGACCCACATATTCGCTTACAGCAATGGGGTGCGAATATGCGCACCAATACGGTGGATTTGAATTCCGATTTGTTGGGCATTGATCGACGATTGACACATGATGTGGTGGATTACAAATCCAAAATGCCGATTTCTGTGGCCAGCGTTTTTCCTGTGATGGAGAACGCGGTGGTAAATGAATCACGGGCTACACATCCCGCTTGGATGTTTAGGGATTTAGAACAAAATCGATGGGGCATGTCGTTTCACAAAGTTCAAGAACATGTGATGATACCCTTTCCCAATGAAGTATCCACACGATATCAGGAACGACATGTACGATGAACCAAGATTACATTGGGTATTCCATATTGAACATGCCTCCGCAAGCAACCTTGCTACGGAGTTAGGAGTTTTTTATCCGCTGTCGCTAAGGAAAAATAATCAAAAACCGTATGTTCCCGTAACGTAATATACTTTAATATATTATTATTATACTATATATTAAATTTAATTAAAAACATGGAAATCGCCATACCCTTATTAGCTATTGGCGGATTATTTGTAGCTTCGAATCAATCCAAAAAAAAGATCCAGTCCAATACTACCGAAAATTTCCAAACCAACAAAAATCGTCGAAATGGTTGGGGCGTCAATAGCGGTACCGATTTACCCAATACCGATGTTCCTGACCGCAATTACCCCACACAATATCCAATCGGAGACCCCATCAAAGATCTTACTTCCAAATTGTCTACTGTGAATAAATACGACGGTGATTCCGCCTACACCGACAAATACTTCAACCCTGAAAAAAATGGGGCTGTGGTAGCGTCTTACGCCCCTTTGAATGATCAAACGATCGGGCGTTCTGCCTCGACGTACACCTCTCTTTCGGGAGAACAAGTCAATCAGGATTATTTCCGTCACAGTAATATGGTGCCTTTCTTTGGAGGCAACATCCGTTCTAGAAACGTCGATGCCAATGTGAATGAATCCGTTTTAGACAATTATGTGGGAACGGGGTCGCAAACTATCCTCAAAAAAGAACAGGCGCCTTTGTTTGCTCCTGGTGAGAATTATCAGTGGGCCAATGGTGCCCCAAACACCACAGATTTCATGCGTTCCCGTGTAAACCCCAGTCAGCGCATGGCCAATGTGAAACCCTTTGAAGAAGAACGCGTAGCACCTGGTATTGGATTGGGTTACGGAAATGAAGGATCGGGTGGATACAATTCCGGTATGTTGGCACGTGATTTGTGGTCTGAGAAAAATGTGGATCAACTGCGTGTGTTGACGAACCCCAAGGCGGGCGGCAACATGATTTTAGGATACGAAGGTCCGGCAATCCACAATGTCACTGCTCGTGGTGAATTGGGTGTACAAGAAAAACATCGGCCTGATACAGCCTTTGAAATGGGCCAAGACCGTTATTTGACGACGACGGGTGCGGTCAAGGGTAATTCGATACGTCCGGAACAGATTGATCGCCACACTACTCGTACTGATACCACCAGTTCTTATGCGGGTGTCGCTCGGTCACAACGCGCTGATGCGAATTTGGTCGAAGGTGAATACATGCCTACTCACCGTATTCAGCTGGGTACGAAACCTGTCGGCACGGCTGGTGCTGTGGGTAAAGGTAGCGCGTCTACCTACGATTTCGGTGCGAACGGAATGCGCGCTTACCCGAATCAGCGTTCTACGACCCGTCGTGATGATTATTTTGGCGCCATTGGCGGTGCCTTCGGGGCTGCCGTTGCGCCCCTCTTGGACGCTCTTCGTCCTTCACGCAAAGAAAACGCCATTGGAACATTACGCCCTTATCAGAACCCGAAATCGCGCGTGGAAGCCTCCTACATGTTTAATCCGGAAGACCGTCCTGCGCCAACTATCCGCGACTTGACACGCAGTGATGGTATTTATAGCAATATTAATGCGGGTCAACGCGGAGGTGCCTACGACATTACTCCTCAACAATTACTGGCACAAGCGCGTGATACAACGAATGTGGCATATACGGGTGTTTCGAGTGCCGGCGTACGCAATCGCATGCCCACATCACAAGCGGCCGAATACAATCAACGTAACAATGATCTTAAGTCGTCCACCATTGATGGTCGCATGGTTCCGGGTAGCATGTCCATTTATTCTGGAGATATTAGCATGTCTGCGCGTGCCAAGGATGATATGTTAAAAAATACGCGTCCTTTGGGTCCGGATGGTCCTAAGAACATTGGTTCATTGTACAATTTTGGTGAGATACAAAAACAACCTACCCAGTTGGATTCGGGGATTCAATTGGACAGAACCAACCCCAATATTTTGTCGGCCTTGTCCGGAAATCCTTACAACATTCCTTACCGTTCCAAATAATTACAGGAACCCTGCGGGTTCCTCGTACGCTCCTCCGCCAAGAAATGCCCCCTTTGGGGGCATGAAAACACGTAAACTCTCATTGTTTTACAATATGTGTATTCTCACTGTTCTACAGGACAGGAGGGGGCGTACGGGGGGACCTTGGTCCCCCGTAAAATAATTTATTCATGTTGATCGCCTCCAAGTTCTCCTCCTGGGGTAGAAACAACTTCATCATGATTTCATCTTCGCGAAATCTCACCGTATATTCCTGTTGAATCTTGTTGCGGCCCACGCGCCCCATGGCCTGGATAATTTTCTGTTGCGTCATGTTGGTAAGGTCTTTTCCGATGAACCCGTGACAAAACGCATAATTGGTACCGTAAATGTAATCCGAGGACGCCAAGATAAGATAAAGTTTCTGTTCATAGGCCATTCTCTTCATGACCTCCATGTATCCCGGATGAGGACTATTCGTAAACATGCCAATACCCAACAACAACAAAATTTTCATGTTGTTCTCTACATCCAATTCCATGATTTCCTTGACGACTGTGTCCGAAATGTTCGGCGCAAATGCGTTATTATGGACGGTATTCGTCCAAAACTGCTGATGTGTAGGTGTGTTTGGCACGTACACATTGTCCAAATTAACGGGCATAATTTGACTTCGTAATGTGTCTATTTGCTGATTTAAACTGCGGATCTCGTAATTCTGCTCTTCTTTACGCTCATCCTTGCGGTCTTTTTTACACGCTGATTTGTCGGCTCTTGGCGCTGCGTCCTCCTTGTTCGTACCCATCTTGTCCTCTAACTGCTGCTGTAGTTGATCCATCTTCTTTTGAACATCGTTGTTATGATCGATTTTGCTCATGATTCTCTCGAAAACCGCGGGGGGGATTTTCGACGACTGAATGTAGAATTTTCCGATTTTCTCTACATCCTCTGCCAGGAAAATGGTGGGGCCATCTGTCAAGGTGTGAGCATCCGATGTTGTCAACAAAATTCCTGAACCTGCGTTTGCTACTGGTGGTATTGGGTTGGAACAAGTAGGTAGGGAAAAGCTGTGAACCTTGGCAATCGCCTCAGTATGTTTGCTAGGAGGTATTTGAACGCTCTGTGTGCGATGAATGCCACCACCACCTTTCACAAGAGTCGAAGGCGTAATCGGCGTAAATTTGGGCTTTTGTGTATGGAGAAGTGCTGCGTGAATTTGCGGCCAATGATTGCGATTGAGATGCCGGAATGTTTCCAAGTAATACAGTTTCAATGAATTCATGGTAATTTCCGAAATATCGGTGAAATAACTGTCCATGTAATATCTTTCTGCTAACCAATTGGGTTTGCGATGTATTTCCGACAAATAACGGATGATTTCGGTTAAATCAAAATACCGTAGCAGTGTCTTGTTCTGTTCGCAGTGTTCGATGGACACCATGAGTTTGTCGTAGTCCGCGAATTCGGGAATGGTGTGCGGAAGAATACAGCGTCCATCCTTGTTCAAAATACCGATGGATTTCTTACAATCATAACTTTCAATGGAATAGATTTCCGGTGTCGTGTATTGGTCTCGTTGGGCACCTTCGGTGCCCTCTCCGAATCGGGTTTTGAAATCGGCCAATGTATCCTCGATTTCCTGCTCTTTGGGCAGCGTCGCACACGATAGCACCACCTTGGAAATCTTGTTGTTGGCCCAGTTTTCGTGGATTTTTTGGTGAAGCTCGTGTTCGGGATAATCCATGGTGATGGTGGGCTCGTCCCAATACGTTACAATTTTGGATTCTTCGTTGAAGGCCAACATATAATGCATGGCAGTCAAATAGGATTGGACATCACAAATCATGATTTCAACCTTGTGGCCTACACTGTTGTCTACTTTGCCAATAGCGCCTGAACGTTTGTTCAACGTATAATTGGCCGCGGCAAAATAGTGGAGACGGATGTCGGAGGCCGTTTCACAACCAAACGCAAACGCAATCTTTTTATTCATCGAAATAGCTGATTTTGCCAGGGCAAGCCCCACATGGCGCGCCACACAAATGAAAATAACTCGATACTCTTCGGAGAGACCGAGGGGGGACAGTGTCTTCCCCGTTCCCGTCGGAGCTATGTAGAGAACCAATTTTGGGGTTTCTGGGGTCTGCTTCATGATGGTAAACAGTTGCTTCTGATGCTGGAACAACATCATGTCCTCGTATTTCAGGAGATGGGGATTTTTCTCGATAAATTCGTGGGCTTGGTGAATGACATCGCGTATGGACAGGTGAGTGCGGGCATACTGGACGATTTTTTCTACATATTGATTTACGTATTGATTTGTATGGGGTATCGACGCTTTTTTTAGTTGTAAGAGTGTGTAAAATGCCAGCGCGTGCTTGTTGGTTTGTTCCGCAAAGGCTTGGAGAATTGTCGTACAAAAGTCTAGGAGAATGAACTCGAAGATTTCGGGGCGCTTCTGCTCCAGTGTCTTGTCCATGTGCTCGATGCGGATTACATCGACCTTCTTGGGGGATTTGGTGACCAATTCCGAAGCTGTGAATTTTGGAAGATTGGGTATTTTTTTCTGGTATTTTTCGTTCATTTGGGTAATGATTTTCTCGAAATATTTTTTGTAGAGGAATGCCTCGTTCTCTGGTGTATTGTCCACTTTCAAATGTTGGAAGAGAGACTGATTCAGGTTGGTTCTCACATTGATGTTGTGATAACCATCTATGATCAGCTTCAGGATGTTCTTTTCGGAATCGCTTACGGGAATTTCCGCATTCATCCATTCTATTTTCGTGAGTTTGCTTTGCGTGAGATCCATTGTGATTCGTTGTTACAATAATTGGTTATGTTACTTTGGTGCGCTATTTTTATTTTTCTTTTTTGAGATTCAATTTTTACAGGGAAACCGTTGCCCTCTCCATCCTGAATAATAAAAATGAATATTCTAAAATAATATAAACATATTTATATATAATTATTTAGAATAATATGGTTGTTCATAAATGTGAATGTTGTAACTTTTCTACAGGGTATAAACAAGTATATAATACACACTTACTATCTAAACGACACAATGAACTTATACAATATACTAACAATAATGATAAAAAATATAACATATGTAATTATTGTGATAAAAAATATAAATCATATTCCGCATTATGGAAGCATAAAAAAGAATGTATACCCAAAGTTGAAAATAAAATTGAAACAATCGAGTCAATTATGTTAGAAAAAATACATGAATTACAAAATCATCTTGTTCCATTTATACAAAATTCTATTCAAACCCAAGAAGTTTCCGTCGCTACCGAAATTGAACTGGAGAACAATAAAAAACGCGTCAAATTACTAGAAAAAACGTACCTAAAAAAACAAAAAAGACACCATTTTGAGGACAGCAATGTCATATACATTGTTACCACAGAAGATAACAAATTACGACGAAATTATATTGTGGGTAAAGCACGAAATTTAACCAATCGTTTGAGTACTTACAATAAAACTGCCGAACATGAAGTTGTATATCACAAAAAATGTACGGATGAACAAACCATGAATATTATTGAAGCCATGGTAATGAAAAAACTGGAAAAATACCGTGAATGTGCTAACAGAGACCGCTTTATTTTACCTGAAGATGCCGATATTTCACTGTTTACAAACATTATTGATTCATGTGTGTCATTCTTTGACTAACGTAATTTGTGTTTCCAAGGAAACACTATTATTAAATAATTATATAAAGATAATATATTACTATTTAGTAAACATGATTCGTAACTGTGTATGCTGTAATTATTCCACCGTTTACAAACAAGTGTTTGAGAAACACCTACAATCAAAACGTCATATCGAATTGGTTAAAAATGAAAACGTAATTGATAATCAATACAATGAATATAAGTCTGAATCAATAGAACGAAGTTCTCTGTTTTCTTGTTCATGTGGTAAAAAATTCACGTCTTATTCCGTATTACGGAAGCATAATAAGGAATGTATTCCTACTGATAACACGCTTGTTACAAATAATTCAAACGAAAATATTCATTCTGATGTTATACCAATTATATTACAATATTTGAATAAATTAAAAAATCCACTTTCTAACGATGTATCTGGACAAAATGAAAATATACAAGTATTAGAGTGTGATCAAAAAAATACTGAAGATACACATCTTAAATGTACAACTTGTAATAAAAATTTCGCCACACGTTCTGGGTTATGGAAACATAAAAAAACACATACAAAAAATAAACCTATTATAACCATCACAAACACAGATATTATTTCGCCTATCATTTTAGAAAAATTGAATGAATTACAGTTACAAATTACACCACTTGTGAAAGTAGAACCACCTATTTTAGAAGCAAATACGATAGAAATACAAGAACCCGGAACAACAATCGAATTAGAGAAAAATAAAAAACGTATTGAACAACTAGAAAAAACTTACCTTAAAAAACAAAAAAGATATCATTTTTTGGATAACAATGTAATTTATATAATTACAACAGAAGATAACAAATTACGACGGAATTACATAGTGGGTAAAGCACGAAATTTAACAAATCGTTTGAGTACTTACAATAAAACTACCGAACATGAAGTTGTATATCACAAAAAATGTACGGATGAACACACCATGAATATCATAGAAGCAAGCGTGATAAAAAAACTTGAAAAATACCGTGAATGTGCTAACAGGGACCGCTTTATTTTACCTGAAGATGCCGATATTTCACTGTTTACAAACATTATTGATTCATGTGTGTCATTCTTTGAAGAATAGCATGGTAAATATATGAATAAAGCATATAATAAACAACAATTATTGATTATTATATAACAATTCTTGATTTTTATTAAAGGAAATTTTAGGAGAAAAAAGTCTCCAAAGTATTTTACAGGATTTTCTGATAATTTTTGTTTTTTCATTTTTAAATCTTACCAACTTTTTTTTCTTTGTAAAATTCTTATAAAAAATATAACAAAAAACCAAATTATTGATTATTATATAAC